TTGTATAGACCAATCCATTAAATCATAGTAAGGTTGAATCTTCTTGACTACAAACCTGTCACAAAGTATGTCGTAGCCCACGTTAACTATACCCTCTATATCAGACGGGTCATCAAAGGCAATGTACTTACCCTTATCATCAATAGTTACCTTAAAGAATGAACCCTTAGTATATCCTTTACCTAAGTTTTCATTAGCCCAAGCCGCACCCGCAGCAGAACCGGAAAGTACCTTGTATTCACTTAGTCTCCTATCTAGTTTACCCTTCATACATAAGGTATTAGTATCTACGTCTTTCTTTATTATAGAGGTTATAATAGGTTTGAGTATATTATCCACATCTTCTTGGTTTTTGTTGTCAAGAATCATTTGTATAGTAGTACCCATAACTTCTTTCATAATAGGTGGCATCCTAGACTGCTTCATTTCTATACCCTTAATATATAATTTAGGGTCATGGTATTCACCATCAGACCAAGTTACGTTTCCGGCGTATCTATTCTTTGCCATTAGTATAATACTAGGACACCACTTCTCAAACTGTACCTCAATAGGGTTCATTTGAGCGTTAATAGAGGCCATCAATTCTTCTCCCCTGCTCGGACTATCAATTGAGCAAAACACGCTGTCTGTGTGGCCGTATAGTACCGAACAACCGGCTTCTTCTGCTACGTCTTTGAGTTTGCCTAGAGTTTTACGTGAAGTGTAAGTTATCGCGGCTGCAATATCGGGGTGGTAAAGACCATATTTGGAATCACCCGCCACACCATACATAGAAGCAACCAAAGACTTACAAGCAAACTGCATTGTATCCCACCTATCCTTATTGCTAGGCTCATCCTTGACTAATTGTTTAAACTTATTTCTAAGTTTAGTCATTTCATTCATCTGTCTAATAAGTAAACCTCTATCTCCCGTAGAAAACTTAGTACCATTACCGCAATCTTGCCCGTTCTCATCTAAAGTATCCCAAGAAATGTTGTATAAATCCGCGTTGCTGTGGTACATTGCTTTAATATCTAAAATACCTACGTTATTATGCCTACCTGCTTCTACTGACATAACATCTGCACCATCGTATGCTCTATAAGCAAATTGAGGTTGTGTAGGTATCCTACCTTTATGCTTCTCATCCATTAACACAAGGTTAGAAAACATCTTTGTAATAAATGGTGTTGTTTTAATATCGCATTGAACAATGTGTTGTAATGACGTGTAGTATTCTAAAGCATTTACTTTAGCGTCTAATTTAGGTAAGAGTCTTACGTCTTGCCTACAATAATGAATATATAATGGTAAGTCTGTTAAGTAAGTGTCATGTCCGTCCGGCAATTCAATTTTCTTTTCGCCTAGAGTTTCCATAGCCACATCATCTAATTTATATGAAGGTAATTTACCATTCTTCAATTCCCATAATTTAGAGAATGCTATCATCAAATCTATACAATTCCTACCAACAATCGGCTGCTGCCAATCCTTGTAAGAATAAGTTAACCTACGCATGGGACTCATTGTAGTAGGTTGAATGCCTGTCGCCCTACATCTTTCTATTATAGTCTTTATGTCTGCACCTACAACATACCAACCTGTAATTATGTCGGGGTCTTGCCTATCCATGTGGCGTAAGAAATGCGCCAACATATCTTTCTCAGTAGCGAAGCCCATAGCCGGTACATCATATGTATAATCACCATACTCAAAGAATCGTGTTGTCTCTTTTAGAGAAGAATCTACAAACCAAACGTATTCATTTTCAGTAAANTTATCATAAACTACTATAACCCTCATTTTATTGGTGCTTGGACTCCATTCACAATCTAAATACCAAGTACGGTGTTGGTATTGTTTGAACGGCGCGTGTCCATCATTAACTCTATCAGTCAAAACTCTATTAGGAAATGGAATGTTCGCTTCCCATGTCATAACATGAGGGTTATTCTTTTTAAAATCATATATATTTTGAGGGTCGGCTACTACAATTTTAGTAAGGTCTTCACCATACACACCCTTATAGCCCTGTTCTTTCTTTACTGAGTATATTAAATTAGCATCCTCATTCTTGACGAAAAAGTAAGGTCTATACTCTTTTATTTTAGTGGTTATTCTTTGGCCGCTATCATCTCTATGTCTGACTATAACTTCTCTTCCTCTTCCTCTAGTTACTATCATCTTCAATCCACCTGTATGTATATGCTTTGTTAGAACCACCATGTAAGTTTTCTTTTTTCTGTATTTTTCTTTCGACTTGCTTCTGTAACTTTAGGAATCTACCTAGAGTAGATACGTTTGGGCAAGAACGAGACCTGTATAATGGTTTGTTATGACCGTTACTAGAAACTAACCTAGCACTATCAATAATTTCTTGACCTGTGAAAAACTCATGTGGGTTATTCTTTAGGAATGTTTTAACGGAAGGCCACCAAATAACATTACTACGCCCCAATCGTTTACTTTTGTTACCCATATTAATCACTCTTTATCTCTATGCCCTCTATCCCTAGTATCAATGCCATGCTTAACTAACCATTGGTTTATAGCGGCAGCAGAAATACCAAAATCATCTCCTATTTCTTGCATGGTTCTCCCATAGACTTTGTATTCATTGTATAACCAATTTGCATCTCGGTAAAGTTTTTCCTTCTGCCTTTTAATTAACTTTATTTTAATAGTGTATTCATCGGTTTCAACAATAGCATCACCCACTACATCATTCTCAATCATCATATTTACTGTATTCGCTACTTCTTCTTCTTCTCTATACATTTTATTCACTCCATTATACTAGACTGCCAAACGAAATCTCCGTCTCCTAAATCCAATAGTAATTTCCAACCTTGACTATATTCTGAAAAGTCAAAGAAGTGTAATTTAATATCACGGTTATAATTATACAATAGGTTTTCTAAACCGCCTTCAAAAATAGCGGTGAAAGGAATAACATCATTATCTTTGAGGTAAGTATTATTTTTAGGGGCTATTAAAGAGGTTGTTTTACCCTTCAATAATTTACCTGTTTCTACCCTGTACCCATCCGTACTGCTGTAAAATCTATAACGGTTAATCTTCTGCCCGTTCATGGAATCGCACCGTAAGGCTTCGTATAATGTTACCGCATTTAATTCTAAAGAAAATGTAGGTCTTATAATAATATCATCCATGTTAGTAACGTATCTCCATGACATACCTTCTCGCTCTATACTAGAAGCAAGTATGTGAGACAATTTAGACCATTCAGCAATCGTCTTAGTGTTATGAGGGAATGCTAACGCATCCTTTGAAGCGGTTAAGGTAGTCTGTTTGTTACTAGACTTAATCCTCAAACGGTCTCCTTCTTGCTCTAATTTTATTTCCGTTGAATGGTATTTCAACGCACCTAACATAGTGTCTATGTCGGTGACATAATAATAAGGCTCTACTTTTGTGTATGGCTCGTAAGGAATAGAAAACCTACTTACAGAAGTAAGTCCATCTTTTACCAAAGAAGTAACCGTAGCCCGCTTACCAAATCTAATTTCACAAGCGGAAACTTGGTCTTGGGACTTACCTGCTACGGTGTGTTGTCTTTTTACTTTATTCAGTAAAGAACAAAGGGCATCATTGTTCAGCCTTACCATCTTTATTCCCCTCAATTATAAACGGTAGTCCAAACCATTCAACCTTACCATTGCCTACTGAAAGAACGGTATGTGTTGAACCTACATACTCCATTTTATTACCTTTCATTTCTTCTATGGTAGCCTTAACACACCATTCACCATCTGCTAAAGTTTTATCGCCTTTAACACCGGCAGCCATGTCCGGCTTCTTCATGTATCTTGAAAGGAAAATCTGCTGTGAGAATCTACGCATAGTACCCTTTTCCCAATCCGGTCTTTCTCCCACCGTCATAAGTACCTTTTTACCTGTGCCGTCATCCATGTATTGTTGAACAGCCTTCAAGTGGAAGGTGTTGTAAATCTTAGGTACGGGTAAAGCGTGTAATCTATCAAGAACGTCCCTATTCATACGGTTTCTCTCTCTCCATTCTTTTTGGTTGAAAGAATCATCTTCGTTCTCAATAATTCCTTTAGAGAGTAAAGACTGTCTCATAGCAAACTCACACCATTTTAGGAATGTTGAGCCACCATCAAATATAATACCACCGTAAGCATTGGGGTTTTCTTCTATCTCTTCTGCTAAAAGGTTAATGAACCACTTTGTTTTGTTTACAAGTGCGTGGTGGTTTAGTGAATTGTCTTCATTATATATAGAATCGTCCGACTCATCCAACATAGGTAGAACCATAATGTTAGGTTTGTTGGGGTAAATGTAATCTACTGTTTGCCCTGCCGAGTTATCTATGTCAATAATGGCGACCTTCTTACCTGCATTAATTTCTTCTTCTAAGAAGGAGAGAGCCAAGCCTGTCTTACAAGCGTTTTCATGGGCTACTAAAGCCATTCTATGAACCTGTTGACTCTTTTTTTGTTGTTTAGTAGTAAGCAATTGCCTGTAATACTCTCTATCATATAGTGTCGCAGGTGCTTGCTGTGCTTTCTTAGTTTTTCCTTGTGTATTGGTTTGTTGTTCTCCCCATGCCATATCATCACCTTTATTTATCCGCATATAAACTTAACGGGGTAAGGAAACCATAGCATCACTTAGTAATACAAGTCTCGCTACCGAGACTGCACTTCGCAATGAATTAATTACTACATCAGTAGGGTCAATAATACCTGCCTCTATCATGTTACACCATTTATTATTCTTAGCATCCCAACCATGATAACTTTGCCCGCTAAAGTTTTTACTATTACCCCTACTTATAATATTCATAGGTTGCTGCAAAGCGTGTTTTATTATTGGGTTATCGCTTGTTTTACTCAAGTGGAATAAACTACTTCCACCACCTTCAACGTAGCCGTTTCTCATAGCGGCTCTTACCGCATTAACAGCATCGTCCACCCTTTCTTTACGGTCTAATAACTCTACTTCCGTATGAGCGCCTACTGAAATAGAAGCCACCCCCTGTTTAAGTCTAGCAATTCTCCTAGAGTAAGTTTGTTTGTCCCAAGAAGTTTCTGCTTTACTTCCTTTAAGCGTTAAAGTACCGACCCAATCATCAATCTCGGCGTCTCTCTCATTGTTTTCTATAACCATGTTATTAAAACTCTCGACATAACCTAAGTCTTCCCAATCTTCAACATCTGTACCTAAAACATTTTCAAATATTTCCCCACCAACAACGGCTTTAATATCCTCAGCCCATGCTCTTTGGCTTTCAGCCATACCCGCTAATTTAACTATTGAAGCATCTATCCTACCTTGCACTACATTTAACAATAAGTTAGGTAAAATACTAGGGTTATAATCACTACATATAATCAGTAAAGGTCTTTTTTCTTCCGCACTCATTTCCATCATAGGAATAAGACTTTCAAAAGTATTAATCTTATCAAGTGTTAGGAATACATTTGCATTGTTTAATGTCGAAGGGAAATGAGGACTAACTATATTACCGTTAATCTCAAGACCCTTTGTATGTTCCGAAGTGGTCTCATAACTACTAGCAGTTTTCAAGGCTATTGCACCTTCCGAACCTACATCCCACATTATATCTCCAATTAAAGTACCCAATTCTTCATCATTGTTAGACGCAATGTTAGCAATTTGGTGAGCCTGTTTCTTTTCAGTAATAGAATAACTCATACCTTTAAGGTGTGTAACAATTTTTTCAACATCCTCTTCCAAGTCTCTTGTTATAATAAACGGGTCTTCGCCCTCACTAACAAGTCTCATACCTTCATTGCACATAGCCTGTGCTAAAACAGTAGCAGTAGTAGTACCGTCGCCGGAATCATTCTGTGCTTGAGTAGCGACCTGCTGTATAAGACTAATACCCATTTGTACGAAAGGGTCAGGGTCATTTACTGCCCTAGCAATACTAACACCATCATTAACTATAAGGGGGAAAGTACCCTCTCTCTCTATAATTACTGTATGTGAATTACCACCAAGAGTACATTTCACCGCGTTGGCTACTTTGTTTACCCCTTGTAGTAATTTGTCTCTAGCATCTTCTCCTGTTAATACGGTTTCATTCGTCATCTGTTCCAAATCCCATTGCGACTATTCTACTTTGGTGTAT